GACCGGTAACCATAGAAGCATAATGGCAGGATATACACTTTCAGCATTAGAAGCTGACCTTAGAAGTTATACTGAAGTAGACAGTACTGTTTTTACTGGTGCTCTTCTAGGTAGATTTATAGAAAACTCTGAATATAGAATCAATCTTGATATTCCTATGGACTCAGATAGAGATGAGTGGGAAGGAACGATTGCTACAGATGTTAATACGGTTAGAGTTCCAGCAGGTTTTCAATTTGTAAGGGGTGTACAAGTTTTTAATTCTACGGCTAATTCTAATGAACAAGGTACGTGGTTACAGAGACGAGATCAGACTTTTATAAGTGAATATGTAGGAAGATTAACAGGGCCTGAAGGATCTACAACATCTGGAGCTGATGTAACAGGACTTCCTAAATATTATGCTATGTTCGGAGGAGCAACAGGATTAACAGATACGACTTCTGGATCTATTGTAATGGCTCCTACTCCAGATGCCAATTATGTTATTAAAATATACGGAAATGCAATGCCAACAGGATTAGGGACTAATACTTCGGGGACTTATGTAAGTAGGTACTTCCCACAAGGGTTACTATATGCCTGTTTAGTAGAGGCATATGGATTTTTAAAAGGTCCAGCAGATATGTTGACATTATACGAACAAAAGTATAAACAAGAACTACAAAAGTTTGCATCAATGCAGATTGGAAGAAGAAGACGAGACGATTACACGGATGGTACAATAAGAATACCAATCGAGTCACCGCCTCAATAATTAGGAGAAAACTTATGGCAATAACATCAGCAATTTGTAATAGTTTCAAAGTAGAAATTTTAACAGCAGTACATAATTTTACTGCATCATCAGGAAACACTTTCAACTTAGCTTTATATACAAGTTCAGCAACTATCAATAAATCTACAACTGCATATAGCTCAACTAACGAAATTTCTAATACATCTGGAAGTGCTTATTCTGCAAAAGGAAAAGCTCTTACAAGTGTAACACCAGTTTTAGATTCAGATACTGCAGTTTGTGATTTTGCTAATGTCTCATGGACATCTGCTACATTCACAGCTAACGGATGTTTAATTTTTAATGATTCAGCATCTGGTGATCCAGCATGTTGTACCATTGCATTCGGTGGAGACAAAACTGTTACTAGTGGAACTTTCACAATTGAATTTCCAGCAGCAGCCGCATCAACCGCAATTATACAGCTAGCATAAGGAGGAACTCCTTATGGCATCAATTTGGGGCGGTGATGATCCTTCAGTAGCCTGGGGACAAAACTCTTGGCAATCTAATACCATTACACAATCTTTAACAGGACAATCTTTAACAACAGCTTTAGGTACATTAGCTTATTCAGCCGCAACTGATGGTTGGGGCCGTGATGCGTGGGGCGATAATAACTGGGGCGAAAACGAAATCACTGTTTCTTTAACCGGAGTTTCTGCAGCAGCTTCTCTTCCATATGTAACTTGGGGATATCAAACTTGGGGCGAAGATGGATATGGTGGAGTATTCTATTTAAATCCTGCAGATGTAATGGGTTTAACAGGGGTTTCTGCAACAGGAACCGTAGGATCACCGGTCGCTAGATCAGACTATACTGAATCCTTAACAGGTCAAGCTATGGCTTCAGCAGTAGGTTCAATTATTGTTGGAGAAGGAGTTCCTTTAACAGGACTTTCAGGTACGATTGCTTTAGGTACTCCAGTCGCTAGAGGAGATTATACAGAATCATTAACAGGACTTTCAGCAACTATTGCTGTAGGTGCTCCAAACGTTACATCTAATCCAACAATTGCTCCAACAGGAGTTTCAGCAACTTCTGCTGTCGGAGCTATTTCTCCAACAGAACAAACAATGGGATTGACTGGAGTGTCAGCAACTGCAGCAGCAGGAGCTATTACACCAACAGAACAAACAATGGGATTGACTGGACTGTCAGCAACTGTTACACTTTCTCCTAGTGGCGTAGCACCGATAGGATGGGGACGTGTTACAGCTGAACAAACAGGTAACTATACTCAAGTAACAGCTACTCAAACGGGTAATTGGACTAAAATTACTAAGGGAGATTGACAATATGAATAAAATAAAATATAAAAACAACACAAGTATCAATTAGGAGAACAAAATTATGGCATCCACTTATACAGGTTTAGGCGTCCAATTAATGGCAACCGGTGAAAAAGCTGGTACATGGGGCACACTTACTAATACAAACTGGAATATCATGGAACAGATTTCCGGTGGATATGTTTCAATAGCTTTAAATACAACAGGAGCTACAACTTTAGCTGTATCAGATGGAGCAGCAACTGATGCTAACCAAGTTGCACACAAAGTTATGAATTTCACAGCAGCTCTTGGTGGAAACGTAACTGTAACTATTCCCTTAGATGTTCAAAATGTTTATATAATTAAAAATTCTACTACTGAAGATTACTCAGTTGAATTTAAATATGTCAGTGGGTCAGGTAGTAGTGTTACATGGGCCGCTGGTGACAGAGGAACTAAAATTGTTTATGCAACAGCTAATCATGGCACGAATCCAGACATTGTCGATGCTACATCGGCTTTTGTCACAGCAACTTCAACTACAACTTTAACCAACAAAACTTTAACAAGTCCTAAAATTGGTACTTCTATTTTAGATACTAATGGAAACGAATTAGCTCTTTTAACAGCTACAGGATCTGCGGTAAATGAATTTACACTCGCTAATGCAGCTAGTGGAGCTGGACCTACCTTATCTGCAACGGGTGAAACAAACGTTGATATAAATTTAAATCCCAAAGGATCTGGGGTGCTTAAATCAGGAACAGCTGCAGTTAAAGTTGCAGGTACAGAAACTATTTTTATTCCAGCACAAGCGATGTTTGGAACAACTACAAATGGAGCTGACGCAAACGCAGTTGAAACTACAGCAACTAGACCTGAATTAAAGGTTTTAGATTTTGATGCGAGTACAGCTGAATATGCACAGTTTTCTATTGCAATGCCCAAATCATGGAATTTAGGTACAGTAACTTTTCAAGCTTTTTGGACTCCAAGTACTACGAATACAGGAAACTGTATTTTTGGACTTCAAGGTGTCAGTTGTACTGAAGGAGACACAGCCGATGTAGCTTTTGGAACAGCTCAAGAAGTTACAGATGCTGGAATTGGAACTGTAGAAGATGTGCAAATGACTTCAGTGAGTTCTGCAATGACAATCGCTGGATCTCCAGCTGACGATGATTATACATTTTTTCAAGTTTATAGAGATGCAGCCGATGGTAGTGATACTTTTACTGGTGATGCCAGATTATTAGGAATTAAATTATTTTATACTACAGACGCTGCCAACGACGGATAAGGAGTAGCTAATGAAGGAATATAAAATTGATCAACTTCCAAATTCAATTAAAGGATCAAAAAATAAATCATCTAGACCAAAAACTAGAGGATTTGGATATCAAGTTTTAGGATTTGGTTCTGGTGGCACGCGTGAAATTACACCTTGGATTATAGCAACAGGTGGAACCATTACAACTGTTGATACTAATTATAAAGTACATACATTTACAGGAGATGGCACATTTTGTGTGTCTAATGAAGGTAATGCCTGTGGTTCAAATTTAGTAGATTATATGGTAGTAGCTGGCGGTGGCGGTGCCGGAGGAAATGACGAAGGTGGAGGTGCTGGAGCTGGAGGTTATAGAGAATCTCATTGTGCTACAACATCTGGCCCTTATACAGCTAGTCCTTTAGCGGCCCCTAATAGTCCTTCTTCAGCAAGTTTACCTCTTTCAAAAGGAGCCTATCCCATTTCTGTAGGTGGTGGGGGTGCAGCTTTTCCATCCACTACTACTAACGGAGGCAATTCAGTTTTTTCAACAATAACATCAGCAGGTGGTGGTTTCGGAGGTCAGCCTGGTCATCCATGCGGCGGTCCTCCTGGCAAAAATGGTGGACCTGGCGGTTCTGGTGGCGCAGGTAAAGGAGAGACAAGTCCTGTTTCTGTGGGTGGAACAGGAAATACACCTCCAGTAAGTCCTGCACAAGGAAAAGATGGTGGAGATGGTTCTGGACCCAACCAACCTGGGCACTCCGCTGGCGGAGGTGGTGGAGCTACAACCGCAGGAGGAGATGCTCATCCAGCAGGTCCCGGAGGAAATGGAACAACTACAAATATTTCAGGAAGTCCAGTTGCCTTTAGTGGAGGTGGCGGTGGTGGTGCCGAAGGTGGTGGTGGCGGAAGTGCAGGTCCAGGTGGTGGTGGCGCAGGTAATTCTCCAGGTGGAAGTGCAGGAGGAAATGGAGGTACTAATACTGGTGGCGGTGGCGGTGGTGGTGGCCGAGGTACTGGTGGTCCAAGTCCATCATGCGGACCTAACAGTGGTGGTACAGGCGGTTCAGGGAAAGTAGTAATAAGATACAAATTTCAATAGGAAAATAATATGGCACATTTTGCAAAAATATCAGATACATCCGAAGTTCTCACAGTTCATGTAGTTAATAATAGCGACATACTGAACGCAGATGGCGTTGAAGATGAATCAGTAGGACAAGCATATTTAAAAAAGCATAGTAACTGGCCCGCTCAAATGTGGATTCAAACATCTTACAATACAAAAAATGGTACACATAAAAAGGGTGGAACTCCATTTAGAGGAAACTATGCAGGTATAGGTATGATTTGGGATGAAGATAATAATATATTCTATTCTAAAAAACCTTATCCAAGTTGGGTGTTAAATACGACAACAGCTACTTGGCATTCACCAATTGGTGACGCTCCAGATGATTTAACCGATGAAGAAGAAGCAGCCGGTACTCGTTATGTGTGGAATGAAGTTGGCCAATCCTGGGATAAAGAAACTCCCGCAGCATAATTGATCTAGATCAAATCTTTTTAATCACATTGACATTAATATATCTTCCTTTATAAAAGGAATTGGTATGCAAAAGAAAGTATTAACAGAACAGTCCATATATTATGGTGATGTTTCAATGCCAAAGCATTGGGAGATAGATCAAAATGAGCTTTCTCATCACATTTTACATTCTAACTTAACTAATGAAAAATTTCAATTTTCAAGAACTTGGGATAAGTTAAATACTTATATAAAAGATCATATAAATTTAAAATATAGTATCAGCTTAATTAATACAGATACATGGGGTAATATATATAACCCTCAACAAGTAAGTCTTCCTTTATTAAATATAGATCCACTGGATCTTCGAAATTCTCCTGATTACATATTGTTATATGGAGTCAATGTTAAAGATTGCAGCGTTAGAATTCACTATGACGACAATAGAAGAGCAGGAAGATCTTGGGACATACCTTTAACTAATAATCAATTTATTATGTTTCCTTCTACTAATATGTATTACATCACTAACAATCAGAAAGATTCTTTAAACTTTATTCAAACTATTACTTATGAATTTGTCTAAAAATGCAAACTGTTAAACTATTTCCTAAAGTAATTGGATATTTTAAAAACCCGGACCTATCAGAGCATAATAACATTGTTAAAAAATGTTATAATATAAAAAATAAGATATCTTCTGGAGGAGAAAATTGGCTAAGCGGTGTTTATAATACTTGTGGTAAAATAAATCTATATCATGAAAAAGAATTTAAACCTTTATTAGATTGGATAGACACACAAGTAATAGAATATGCGGATAATTTAAAAATAAAATTTAATACCGGTAATAAAGAGGCCTGGTTCCAAATATATGGCAGAGGGGATTATCAAGACTACCATACTCATCCTACTTCTAATCTAAGTGCAATTTATTTTTTAAAAGGAAAAGAAAAATCAGCGCCTACTATTTTTACTGATTTTAATTTTAGTACTAATTATTTTTATATTATTACACCTACTGAGGATAATAGTAGAGACTGGACTATTCCTTTTAAAGAAGGCGTATTATTAATATTTCGATCTGAAGTGCCCCACTGTGTCCCAAAAAATAATACTTCAGAAAGAATAACCATTGCAATTAATTATGAATCTATCTAACTATTACTGGTATTTTAAATCGGCATTAACTCCTAAATTTTGTGATGATGTTATTAAATATGCATTAGAGCAAAAAGACGGTATTGCTAGAACCGGGGGTTTTGGCAAAAAAGAATTATCAAAAGAGGATATTAAAAACATTCAAAGAAAAAGAAGGTCAGATTTAGTTTGGCTGAACGACACTTGGATTTATAAAGAAATTCATCCATACGTTCATGAAGCAAATAAAAATGCTGGTTGGAATTTTGACTGGGATAGAAGCGAGTCTTGTCAATTTACAAAATATAAAGAAGGTCAATATTATGATTGGCATTGTGATGGTTGGAATAAACCCTATGAACGAAAAAATAAACAAGATCCTGATAATGGTAAGATTAGAAAGCTATCTATGACCTGTCAACTCACCGACGGTTCAGAATACTCAGGTGGTGAACTAGAATTTGATTTTAGAAATTATGATCCACATATGAGAGATGAAGTTAAACATTTAAGAAAAGCCACTGAGATATTACCTAAAGGAAGCATTATTGTTTTTCCTAGTTTTCTTTGGCATAGAGTTAAACCCATAACGAAAGGAATAAGATATTCACTTGTCTTATGGCATTTGGGATATCCATTTAAATAATGCAAATACATAATTATTTTCCAACTCCTATGTGGACTGAACAAAAACCAGAGTTTGTTAAATCCTTAAATAAAGCTAGTAATAAATATATTAAGGAAGCTAGAAAAACTCAGAAAAAATATATCAAACAATATGGAGATTTTGGAACAAGTTATCATTCAACACCCTTACTACACGATAATGATTTTATAGATTTAAGAAATTATGTAGGACAAAAGTCCTGGGAATTTTTAGATCATCATGGTTATGATATGAAACAATATACCACTATGTTTTCTGAAATGTGGGTACAAGAATTTTCTAAAAAAGGTGGAGGTCATCATTCCGCGCACATCCATTGGAATCAGCATGTATCAGGATTTTATTTCCTAAAGGCAAATGAAAAAACATCTATGCCAGTTTTTCATGATCCAAGAACCGGGGCTAGAGCTACCAAATTAAAAATGAAACCAGATTTAAAAGGTATTTTTAATGGTAATGATCTTATTCATTTTAAACCTCAACCAGGAACTTTAATTATTTTTCCAGGATACTTAGAGCATGCGTTTGCAGTGGATCATGGTGAAGAACCTTTTAGATTTATCCATTGGAACATAACTGCTATCCCTAAAGGAATGGCCAAAGATGTTTAAGAAAGATAAATATTGTATTATACGCCAAGCAATATCAAAAGACCTAACAGATTTTGTTGCAAGTTATTTTAGTATGCAAAAACAAGTTTATGATACTTGTAAAGCTGCAAGATACATTTCACCTTTTGAAAATATTATAGGTCAGTATGAAGGACAAGATGACATGATGCCAAATACTTATAGTCAGTATTCTAATATAGCTATGGAAACTTTAATGTTGAAGTGTCAACCTGTTATGGAAAAAATTACAGGATTAAAATTGACTCCTGCTTATACGTTTGCCAGAATTTATAAAAAAGGAGATGTTCTTAAAAGACATAAAGATAGATTTAGTTGTGAAATATCTACGACGATGAATCTTGGAGGAGACCCCTGGGCAATCTATCTGGAGCCTTCTGGTAAAGAAGGATTAAAAGGAATAAAAGTAGACTTAAAACCAGGAGATATGCTGGTCTACAGGGGCTGTGAACTAGAGCATTGGAGAAATAAATTTAAAGGTAAAGAATGTATTCAAGCATTTTTACATTATAATAATTGTAAGACACCGGGAGCTAAAGAGAATATATTTGACAAGCGCCCACATTTAGGTCTTCCTTCTTGGTTTAAACGATGATATAAATCTTATGATGAAGGCAGTAATCCACCATACCTACTGCCTTCTTCATAAGGATTATATATGTTACAAAAAATAGGATTTTTACCAGGATTCAATAAACAAATTACCCCGACCGGTGCTGAAGCACAATGGACAGACGGTGAGAATGTTAGATTTAGATATGGAACTCCTGAAAAAATAGGAGGATGGTCTCAATTAGGAGATAAAGCTTTATGTGGGTCTGCTCGAGCTCTTCATCAAATGGTTAATAAAGATGGCATTAAATATGCCCTCATTGGAACCAATAGAATTTTATATGCATACTCTGGCGGGGTGTATTATGATATACATCCAATTAAAACGAATTTCGGAGCATTAACCGACAAGCTAGCTTCTACTTCAAGCTCTGCTATTCTTACTATTACTTTATCTACAACTGCTGGAATGACAGCAGGAGATATTTTATTTCTTGAAGATGTCACACCGCCAACAGGTTCGGGTTATTCTGCTTCTGATTTTGATAATAAAACTTTTATGATAACTGAAGTAGTAGATGCTACCTCAGTTACTATTACTATGGGCTCCAACGCTAGTGCAACCGCTACTGATGGAGACTGTTCTGTTAAATGGTACTATCCAGTAGGCCCAGCTGAACAGGTGGGTGTGTATGGATATGGTATATCTCAATGGGGAGGTACGGCAACCAATCCTCAAACAACAACTTTAGATGGAGCTTTAGGAGACAATGTTTATGGAACCGGGGGATCAGGAACAAGCATTACTCTAGATTCAGTTACAGGATTTCCAACAACAGGTACAAACTATATTCAAGTAGGCACAGAAGAAATTTCTTACACGGGAGTTTCAGGAAGTAATCTAACAGGAATTACAAGAGCAGTTCGAGGAACAACAAGAGCGGCTCATTCAGATGGGGCGACGGTTACTAATTTTAGTGACTATGCTGCATGGGGTCAAGCTGCGGCTACAACTGATAAAGTTGCTGAACCTGGTTTATGGTCCTTGGATAATTTAGGAAGCACTCTTTTAGCTTTAATTTTCAATGGACCAGTATTTGAATGGGATTCAGATTTAGCTAATGCCGTAGACACAAGAGCAACTATTGTTAGTGGTGCACCAACCGCATCACGTGATATGTTAGTCTCGACTCCTGATCGTCACTTAGTTTTATTTGGAACTGAAACAACTATTGGAGATACTACATCCCAAGATGATATGTTTATAAGATTCTCTTCTCAAGAGGATATAACGGACTGGGCACCTACTGCAATCAATAGCGCTGGCACACAAAGACTGGCTGCCGGCTCACGGATCATGGGAAGTAAACTAGGTAGAAATGCACTTTATGTATGGACGGATACCTCATTATTCACCATGCGTTTTGTAGGTCAACCTTTTACTTTCGCCTATGAGCAAGTGGGTACCAACTGTGGATTGATAGGAAAGAATGCAGCTGTAGAAGTTGACGGTGCTGCTTACTGGATGTCTGATAATGGTTTCTTTAGATTCACTGGTAAACTGGAATCAATGGACTGTTTAGTAGAAGATTATGTTTACGATGATCTTAATACCACATCAAATCAATTTATTTATTGCGGTATTAATAACTTGTTTGGTGAAGTGATGTGGTTTTATCCAACGGCTGATTCGAATGTCGTTAATAGATGTGTTGTTTATAGTTATTTAGATTCAACAGCCTCTAGACCTATTTGGTTTACAAATGCGAGTTCAATTTTTCCAAGAAGTACTTGGATTGATTCAGCTATTTTTGGTTTACCTCATGGAACTTCTTATGATGCAGGTACGGATACCTGTGATACAGTAGGAAACACGGATGGAACTTCAATTTATTATGAACACGAAACAGGAGTGAATCAAGTTAAAGGTGGAACGACCAGCGCTATTGCAGCTAATATTCTTTCAGGTGATTTTGATATTACTCAGGATCAAAAACAAGGAATTACTTTTAGAGGAGATGGAGAATTTATAATGAGAGTCAGTAGATTTTTACCTGATTTTATAACTCAAGCTGGAAATACAATAGTTGAATTAGACTTAAGAGATTTTCCTAATCAAACCGCAGCGAGTTCTACGTTAGGACCTTTTACTATTACTTCCAGTACTAACTATCAATCGTGCAGGGCACGGGGAAGATCGGTTGCAGTAAAAATATCTAATACAGCAGTAGATTCTAATTGGAAATTAGGAACTTTTAGGTTAGATGTACATGCAGGAGGAAGAAGATAATGGCCAAGATAGTTCAATCCTTAACCCGAGCAAGCGATGAGTATCAAGCAGATGTAGCTCACTCTTTAGTAAGAGATTTAGATGCGGTGTTAGAGAAATTAAACTCTACCTTTCAAGAAGAATTAAAACAGGAGATAGAAGCTAGAAGCTTCTTTTTAGATTAATGGCAGTAGTAAATCGATATGACTTTGTAGGAATAGATAATGATACTACTAATGCGGAACTTAATCCTTTTGGTGCAGGTAATCCTTTAGTCAGTGAAACCTATGTTATTAAATCTATACTCGTTACTTCTGCAGGGACACCCAGTGTAACCGTTACTAATAATGCTTTTACTGCAATTAAATCAGCAGCTTTAACGGCCAATATCACTAAAGAATTATTAACCCAACCGCTAATAGTAGTAGGGGGTACGACCCTTACCATTAAAGCGGGTAGCGCAGACTCATTTGATTTTGGAGTCAGCTATCTAAACATCAAAAAAGAGGTAACAACATAATGCAAGTACTAGAACCCAAAGAAATAATCACGACGATTTCTAACAAGAAAACAGGGGAAAAATATAAGGATGAGGAGGCTTTAAAAGCTGCCAATATCCCAGAGGAGGATGTGCGAAGAGATGTAAGAGTAATTATGCCAGCACTTGATTTGTTTTCAAAAACAAAGTAGTATAATAAACTCAGGAGAAATACCTGCTCTTTAACATTAAACACACAGATAATTATGGCTATAACAGATATTAATATTTCAGAACAATTAGAAACAGACGCTCCTTCTATTAAATATACAGGGAACGAAGGTCCTCAAGCTTCTCCACAGCACCAACAAGAACAGATGATTGCTCAACAAATATGGGAAGCTCTAAGTCCTGAACAACAAGGTCAGTTTCAAAGCTTTGAACAGTTTTTCCAAAGTGGAATTTGGAAACAAATCCTACAACAAATGCAAGCGGACCAAGCACAAGGACCCGGACCACAAGCAGGAATCGGGAGCCTTGGACCACGGACAGAAGAAATTGAAGAAGTAGGAATCGAGAGTTTACGAGGAAGACCGTAATGCCTTTCCAATCAGAAAAGCAAAGAAGATACCTATGGGCTAACGAACCAGAAATCGCAAGAGACTGGACCGATACCTATGGAAGTAGAATTGAAAAAAATGATGGTGGGATAATGAACCCTAGATTAGTTCCTCACACAGGAGCAGATTTATTAGTAAGGAATACAACAAGTGGTGAAAGACCTAGATATCAACCACCAGGAAAACATGGGCAAGGTCAAAAAAGTTCAAACACAGGAGGGAATGCACCTCCAGGCCGTGACCCGCACGGTCCTCATAAAACGGCTTCGCATTACACAGCACCAGACACACGACACCCATCCGAAAAATACGGAACTACTCATCCTCCTAAACAAAAGTTAGAAATACTAAAAGGTACTGGTGAAAAAGATACTAAAGACGTAGTTGATGTAACAAAAAGAATTGATGATAGAAAATTAACTTTTCGTGAAAAAATTTATCTATCCGGACTTAAGAGAAATAAAGTTGAGGCCATGAGACAATTAAATCTTATGCCTCCAGGTATGGCTGGACTATGGGGAAAACTTATAAGCGGAGTGACAGGCAAAGTTCCTGAATGGGCTGAAGATTTAACAGAAGCAGAATTAATGCAGATAGCAACTAGCGGTCCTTATTTATCACAACAAAAAACTAAAGGGGATGCGAGTAAATTTGGAAGAGGAAAAGATTTATTAGGAAGAGTGACAGAAGGACAAGATTTATTAAATAAAGGAAATTTAACTCAATCAGACTGGGACAGATTATTCCCCAGCAATATTACACCTTCAAGAGATGGACGACCAATTTACCCTTATCCACGAGACGTGCATCCTGGTACAGGAGTAACTGAAGTTGCTGAAGTAGTAGAAGACACTCCATCAGCATTTCAAGAATCACTTACAGGCACTGCAGATACTCCTGATTATTATGTAGGAGACAATCCCCTAGCATCAAACATAGCATGGGGAAAACAAATGGGAGTA